GACGACCTGTCAGGCACACCGCTTGCAGATGCTGGCATCTCAACTACGAATGATTTTTGTAGAGCTGGTCCAGATAGTCAGATCATCGTTTCTAATTGGGAAGCAACCACATACACCGCTAGCATTAATGCTCCAGGACAAGATCCGGAAGCTCTAACCAAATGGTATTGGGGCGAGCTTGGTGAAGCTGACATACTAGTACACAACGGTACTACATGGAAAGGTTATCGCAACGTATCTAATGATGCTCGCGGTTTCAACCTAACCAACAGTGATCCAAATGGCCCAATATTCTCAGTGACTGAACCAACTACACAGAGCGATGGAACTTCGTTGTCCTATGGCGATCTATGGATTGACACTAGTGATTTAGAAGCGTATCCATTAATCCGTCGTTGGTCATTGATCAACGGCGAAGATAAGTGGGTACAAATCGACAACACCGATCAGACCACAGAGAACGGTATATTATTCGCAGATGCTCGTTTCATGGGCAGTTCTACGCTAGATACAGTAAATGATACCATTCCATCAATAGCAGATCTACTGACTAATGATTATCTCGATCTAGATGTTCCAGATCCATTGAGCTATCCACGAGGAATGTTACTGTTCAACTCGAGGCGCAGCAGCTTTAACGTCAAAGAATACCGCAAGAGCTACTTTAACAGCAGTGACTTTGCAGGCGACACATTACC